TAGTATGGACAAGAAAGATTTAGCTCAAGACAAGAAGATGATTAAGTCTGCTGTCGGTAAGCACGAGAAAAATATGCACCCCGGCAAGAAGCCTACAAAGCTTAAAGCTGGTGGCCCTACAACCGACGACCGCATGCGTTTAGGACGTAACTTGTCCCGCGCTGCAAATCAGGGGAAATAACATGGCCAAATTTAGCAAAAAAGTTATGGGTAAAGAAGTTGGCGACGCCGCTACTTATGCTGCACCGCACAAAATGAATGGCAAACCTTTGGTGATGTCGACTAATCCCGGCAAAGATTCCAGCATTAGTAGCCTCAGCACCATGAAGATGAGTGTTGGTAACTACAACAACGGCCAGAATGAAACTAAAACTTCAGGCATCAAAGTTCGCGGCACAGGTGCAGCGACTAAAGGCTTGATGGCACGAGGCCCAATGGCATGAATTACGCCGCACTCAGCGCTGCTATTCAGGCGTACACGGAGAACACGGAAGCAGATTTCGTGGCTAATATTCCTGTGTTCGTTACGCAGGCTGAGCAGCGTATTTATAACTCGGTTCAGTTCCCGTCTATCCGCAAGAACGTGACGGGTGTGACTACGTTAAATAACAAGTACTTACAGTGCCCGTTGGATTTCTTAGCGGTGTACTCGATGGCGGTCATTGATGCTGCTGGCTCGTACGAGTATTTGCTGAACAAAGACGTTAACTTTATTCGTCAGGCGTACCCTGTACCAACAGATACAGGTATCCCTAGATATTACGCTTTGTTTGGCCCTGCTGTATCTGGTAGTACTATTTCGGACGAGTTGTCGTTTATCCTTGGCCCCACGCCAGATTCAACATATAGTGTGGAACTGCACTATTACTACTACCCTGAGTCAATCACAGTGGCGGCAGATGGTCAGACATGGCTGGGTGATAACTTTGATTCTGTGCTTTTGTACGGCTCGTTGGTTGAGGCTTACACCTACATGAAGGGTGAGCAAGACATGATGGCGCTCTACAACGGCAAGTACCAAGAAGCGCTTGCATTGGCTAAACGTCTGGGTGATGGTATGGAGCGTCAAGACGCTTATCGTTCTGGTCAGTATAGACAGGCGGTGACCTGATGGCTATTGTTCAAACTCAGACCACATCGTTTAAGGCAGAGCTTTATCAAGGCATACATGACCTGACGACTGACGTTATCAAGATTGCCTTGTACACGGCTAACGCTAATCTGAATGAAAACACAACTGTGTATAGTTCGACCAATGAAGTGCCCGCTACGGGTACGTATTCGCTTGGCGGGGCACAGTTAACACCCATTACGGTATCATCTTCAGGGTACACGGCCTATGTCGGGTTTCCTAACGTATCTTGGACTGCCGCATTAACAGCAAGATGTGCGTTGATTTACAACGTTACCCAAGGTAACAAGTCGATTGCTGTGCTGGATTTTGGTTCTGACAAGACATCCACCACTACGTTTACCATCACAATGCCGACTAACGGCCCAACCACTTCGTTAATTCGTTCTTCCAACTAGGAGTTACCATGTCTTTTGATAAAATTTCAGCCGCAGATAAATGCGAAGCGTCTACTGGCTACAACACCGCCCCTGCTGATACAGCGACCATTGAAGGCCGCTACGTTGCCGTTTGCTATGACAAAGATGGCAACGTGAAGTGGGAAGACGCTATTGAGAACTTGGTCACAACTGTGGGTAAGAACCTGACGCTAGACACCATCCTTGGTAACTCAGCCGCTGGCGCAGTGGTTATGGGTCTTAAAGGTACAGGCACTCCAGTTATTGCAGATACGCAGGCTTCACACGCAAGCTGGTTGGAAGTTGGCTTGGCTAACGCCCCAACTTACTCTGGCAACCGTAAGACTCCTACATTTGCCGCCGCTGCTTACGTCAGCGGTACGACCTGCACAAAGGCAACGTCTTCGGCTTCTACGTTTGCTATTACCTCAACAGGTACTGTGGCAGGTTGCTTCATCAATATTGGCGGTTCCGCAACAATTGACGACACTACTGGAACACTGTTCTCTGCTGGTGACTTTAGTAGCTCTAAAGCAGTTGTTTCAGGTGACACCATTGCAGTTTCATACTCTTGCTCACTGACATAACATGGCTCTGGCTTGGGGCGATGGCGCATGGGGTTCCTCTACGTGGGGAGGCTTGCCCGTTGTCTACAACGTCTCTGTTAATGAATCAATTTCGACTTCGTATGCTTGGGGTGAAGGTGCTTGGGGCGAACTAAGCTGGGGCGGTCTGGGTTCTATATCGGACTCAGAAACAGTTCAGGCTACCTTTGCCTTTGCGGTTGCCGATAGCGCCGCAACTAGTACGACCGAGACAGGTGTAACGGCATACACGGCTAATGTAAGTGATACATCGGCTACAACCACAGCGGAGTCTGTGGCGGCAACTTTTGCTAGGTCAGTCAGTGAGTCAGCGGTTATTGCGACAAACGAGTCTGTGGCGGCAACGTTTGCCCTTGCTTTGGCAGAGACGGCAGCTACCTCGACGGCACAGTTTGTGGGGTCGTTCTTCAATGCGGCTGTGGATGAGACTGCGGTAAGTTCTACGTCTGAGGTTGCGGCAACGTTTTACACCACACTTGTTGTGGAGGAAACTGCGGCAACGGCTACAACTGAGACGGCGGCGGCAACCTTTGCTAAGTTCTTGGATGAACTAATTGGGGCTATTGAGGATTCTCAAACTGCGGCTACAACGTACGCATCAACGGTTACGGATACGATGGCAATTACTTCGAGCGAATCAGTAAGAAAAACTTGGGAAATAATTGATGACACACAGAACGCAAACTGGCAGAATATCGGAAATACCCAAACTGCTGGTTGGACTAACATTACGACCACACCATAGGAGCTATAAATGGCAGCTACAACAGGACAACTAGGGCTAGTCACCCCAACGCAGGGCACGCTCTCTGGTACTTGGGGCGACACAGTCAACAACGGTATTACTGAATACGTCAATATTGCCATTGCAGGCGCAACCACTTTTAGTGGTGATGGCGCGGTAACTTTGGTCAATACGCTTGGCTCATCTTCAGCTTCAAACATTGCCTCTACTTCAGCGCAATATATGATTGTGCGGGTAACAGGCACGCTAACAACTACCAAGATTATTACGTTTGGTTCTGTAAGCGAAGCCCCATACAGCAAGATTTACTTGGTGGACAACGCTGCTACTGGCGGCGCAGTAACCTTTAAAGCTTATGGACAGACAGGTGTTTCAGTAGCTGTTGGTGAAAAAGTGTTTGTGTTCTACAACGGCACAGACATTGTAAAAATCTCCGGTACGCTTCCTACCACTACAGTGCCAATCGCCAACGGCGGTACAGGACAGACTACAGCGACAGCAGCGTTTGATGCGCTGGCTCCTACAACGACCCAAGGCGATACGATGTACTATAACGGTACGGACGTTGTGCGTTTGCCCAAGGGTACTGCTGGTCAAGCATTGGTTATGAATAGTGGAGCTACAGCACCCGAATGGGGAACTGCTGGCATTTCAACAGGTAAATCCATCGCGATGGCGATGATCTTCGGATTCTAAGGAGCAAACATGGCAAATCCAAACATTGTCAACGTCACGAGTATTTATGGTAATTCGGCGTACGTTATCCCGTCTAGTACTTCTGTATCAGTTGCGTGGACACACAACGGTACAACTTCGCTGACAGGCTTGACACCTGCGGCCAACACAGTGAACCGAGTGACCAGCATTGTGGTGGCTAACGTCACTTCATCTGCGGCAACGACTACTGTGGCTATTTCAAACAATCCTACTTACGCAAGCGGTACGGCGTACTACATTGCGTATCAAGTAAGCGTTCCCCCGAACTCTTCCGTGATTGTGACCGACAAGACTTCATCGTTCTATGTGACTGAAAACCAGTCTGTAGGCGTGATTTCCGGTACTAGCAGCGCACTGCACTACACAGCCACATTTGAAGCAATCACCTAATAGGAGGCTACTATGTCTCTTGATAGAGTTGGCGGCATTCTTTCTGTCGGGCTTGACGGCATCAATTCACCTGTAACGCAGGTGGAGTACCTTGTCGTGGCTGGCGGGGGCGGTGGTGGAAATTGTACTTCTACTGGTGGTTATTCCGCTTGTGGCGGTGGCGGTGCGGGTGGCTTGTTAACAGCAACTGGGTATTCTGTTACTCTTGGCTCTAGCATTACAGTTACTATAG